ATGTCACTTCTGCCAAATCACCCTTGTATATCGTTGATGCCATCTTCTTTCCCTCTTCATTATGCTATCAGTTCGCTGAATATCACTATCTCAACTTGAAATGTCATGCGGTGCAACCGCTTCGTCCTGTCCGAAAGGTCAGTTCTTGTTTTATAGAGTAATCGGTCAAAATTAAGCCCATCACCTTTTCTGTTCGCGTGGACGATGCGCCGAACCTCATCTTCCATTTTTGACAGTTGAGCGCGACCCTCCATCGTTCTTGCGTCCACTGTCACATTTATACGCGTGTGGACGAAATCGTAAAACACTTCGGGTTGCTCTTCGTTGTGTGCTGTTTCGTATAGAACAATTGCATCGGAACGCGCCAAGTCAAGACGCTTGCCGCCGGGGTCAACGGTTGTGATGTCTTGAATGGTTGGCTTTCTTTGCGATGTATTGCCGCGATTCCAACCTTCATCAAACAATTTCTTGATGAGTTCAACGGATTCAAGAGCCATCAAAACTCCCCCCATATCGGACTGTTGCGAGCCTCTTGCTTTGCTTTGCTCACAATCGTGTTGTAGTCGGGGTGTTTAGGTGTCATCTTTGAACCGTCTTTGAGAAGAATGTCGCCTTGACTGTTGACTTCGTAGCCATACGCGTCAGCAGAAGCGACAAGGTAAACGCGCCCTTCTCTTGACCATATCATTTGTTCGCGCATTTTCGCGATGACCGGCTTGATGTCTTTCAGCATGTCTTTGCTAAATATCTCACTCAAGCGTCATCACCTCCACATAGCGCGGTAGGGTTTCTGCTACTTGAGCCTTGAGTAATTGATACTTTGAACCCAAGTCCACATTCTGTGTTCCTTCGGGTAGCAACACGCTTCGGTCATCGGATAGAATCAAATCCATCGCGACAAGTTTCGTGCAAATGTCCTCAATGGCTTTCTCAACATATCGCTCACCATAAACATACGATACCTTGACCGCGTTCCATGAGAAATAGGGGTATGTGTTGTTGAAGTAAATGATACCTAAGTCGTAATCAGCCCACCAATCGCGAAGACGCGCTTCATCACCTGTTGTTGAACCAACATAATCAATGGTGAACTTGCGTTGATGAATAATAGCACCGTTTGTAGCCGCCGCCATGATGTCGCCGTGAAGATTGACGACACCGTTCATGACACCACTTGCAATGCTTGTGTAGTAGCCAATAGATGCGCCAATCTTGATGAGGCCGAACGGGGCAAACTCGCTACCTGTGGTGAATGTGATTGTGTTTGGTCCGGTGGTTGATGATGAAACAGTGCCTTGACAAGATTCCGAGCCGGACATCTGTATTCCGTCTTCATCTGTTATCGCGATGGTTGATGTTTCGCCACCTTCACCCCTGCGCATAGATGTAATTTTGATTTGCGCGCTACCGTAGTCAGCATTTGCTGATGACATAAACTCATGATGAACATTCGCGACAACCGAGCCATCTGTGCCTCCTGCATCGTCAAAACTAAACGATGGTGAGAACGCAATACCATTCTTACCCCTTCGCAAGTCTTTGTTGATGAGGTCGGATAGTTGCTGTGCTGTGGAGGCATTGTCAAATTGCGCGCGGAACTTAGAAGACCCATCGCCAACAGTGAGTGTAGCGATGCCACCACCGCCCGGACATAGGAATACCTTGTCTGTATCTGCTGTCAGTTTCATGAAATCAAGAACCTTCAATCTCACTTCTGCCGCCGCAACTTCGCGATACTCATGCCCTTGCCATACTTCAAGCCTCAACACTTGCTGAACATTGCGGAAGTAAAGAGGGACAGAACCGACATAATCAGTGTAGTATCTTCGTCGGTATGGTTTGTAAGTGTCAAAATTGACATACTCGGCTGTCTGCAACATTGGTCGCCATGAGTTGTTTGTGAGGTTGTCAATCTTGTCTTGTGTTCGCAGAATGAGCGTTTCAACGGCTGATTTGGTTATGCCCTTTCTTTTACCGTTGGTGAACGATTGTAGCGGTTGAACATACGCGTTATCGGCAGTATCGTAATCTCCTGTGACACCACCAACCCATGTTAGGATAACATTGCTACCATCGCGTGAAACATTGGTGAGTGTTAATTCTTCACCCATTTCAACATCGCTTGCAATCTCAACCTTATCACCGATTTCAAATCCGGTGTGGCGATAATCGCTTGCTGTAATGGTCGCTGTTGTTCCGCTTGTGTTAGTATCGCTTACAAGGTAAACAGGGTCGGGTAGCGGTATCTGTAAGATGTCCGCGACTTTCTGCGGTGTCGTGTAATACAGTCGTGTTGGGTCAAGCGGTCTTGGTGCGCGCTCTCCTGTTTGAAACACAGTTGGCATTAAATCACCTTCTCCACTTTACCGAGGTTGTATTCCATCGGTTTACTGCAAGAGCCGCAACGCTCAAGATAACAGAAATGAAGCATACCACAGTGGCGACAACGAGTGCCGCTACCAATGTTGAGAACATCGCGAATGTTTCGCGAACGAATGTTCTGCTGTTTGATAACGCCTTTCAACTTGTCGCGCTCATCGGTTTTCACCATGTCGCCTTCGGCGTGAGTCCAACCTTGCTTTGCCATTCTGTGAATGTCTTTCGCAGTAAACGCCATGCTATCACCGTCATGGTCGGACGGCTACCACATAGATGTTTCCTTGACACGCGTAAGCAGTTATTGCAAGTATGTCGGGAGCGTCGTTCATCACCTTAGCAATACCACCGGCAATCGTGTTGTCGGTGATTGTTGCTTGATTAGGCGTAAACTCATGCACAGTGACAGAAGGCAAGGTGAATCACCTTACCGCTTGCCAAGTGCAAATAGTCGCCCGCCCGATGCGTGAGAAATGTCCGAGAAAGAAACAGTTGTTCCTGCTACCTTCGCTACACTTGCAGTTCCCGATGCGTTCAAAGGTTGAACTTGCGCCATAAGAATCTCACTCATGAAGTCGCTAAGGTCAATACTTGTGTCGCCGTTCGCGACAGTGCCGGTAATTGCTATCAAATCTCCCAATACATGTGGTCTGTTATCGCTTGTAAATGCCATGTTTATTCATCTCCTGTTGTGTCTTCCATGTCGCCTTCGGTCATAGAGTCTTCGGTTGGGTTAAGGTGTTCGTCCACTTTCGCGAGCAACTTGGCTTTGGTGTTCAGTGCGCTGTATTCAACGCCGTTATCATCCATCCAAGTCATGATGTCGCCTTTCGTCCACTTCATGTCGGGAAGCCCATCGTTGCCTTCGTCTTCCGACGCAGACAGAACAAAAGGAACTCCGTCAACCAAGAAGTCTTTTGTAAGACCCTTCGCGAACTCGTCAATCCATTCTTGACTCTTGTGTTCGGGTTTACCCCAAATCCAATACCCCATCGGACCCATATTGCGACCGGCTTTTTGCTCGCCGCGATAGGTTACAGTAGGCATGGAAATCAACCTCAAGCAACAATCATCCATGCCGTGACATTCGTTCCGGGTGCGCCGACGACAGTGAATTGAGCAACACCATCGGTGATGTTCTTCAAATCAACTCCCGCGTTAGCGACACTCGTAGCACCGACAAGCACTGCAACAATCTTTGATGCATCGCCGCCGACAGTCAAGGTTTCATCATCTGCAAGGACGGTAGTGAACTTACCACAAACCAATTTCAAACCTTTTGTAGCAGGTTTGGTTTCGGTGTTCGCGGCAAGGAATCCGTCAAGGTTTCCGGGGTAGGTCGCGTTTGCGCCACCCTTGAGCCATTCTTCATCAGTAGTAAGAGTCCCCGCATAGAGGTCCAAACTAAAACTTTCAGTAAATACTGCTGTTCCACTCGTTGTGTATGTAATTGCCATTCTTCATCATCTCCTTCATTGTAGGTTGCGAATACTCCCGCTTGCGCCAAAGAACGAACACCAAAGTTCGCCCATTGTTCGGTAAAGCCCCTCTTGTCCAAGACGGTTAATCGCGAATGGGTCGCCGGTTTCAATACCCGACTCAAAGTATTGCGTTGGTATAGCAGTTTGGAACCACAAGTAATCAGTGTCAAGGTAATAAATACGGGACAGTGAACCTGCGGAGGTCGCGCTGTCGTCCGGCATATCCTTTGTTGGGATGATTGGGACACCGTTGTAAGTAGCAACGATGAAACCTGCTTCAATACCCGGAACACCTTTCACACCGGAGTAAGTAGGTGTGATTCTCTTGGAGTCCATGAATCGCTGTTGGGATTGCAACAGTTGTTGAGTGCGCATAAGCGTATCATATCCTGTTAGCATGACCTTTGGATTACCACCGCGAGTCCAAATCTGTTGGAATAGACCATCAAGTTGGTTTAGCGATAGGTTTCGGTTGGTCGCGGAAGTTGAAGCGTCGCCGCCAATGTCAACTTCTGCACTGTGGAATGCCGCACTACCGTCGCGAGTAATTGAATACATGTCGTGGTCGGTTAAGACATTGACTGAACCTTGCGTAGTAGTCTGCTTGGCAGGGTCGGAAGTGAGCCTGTCAAGAGATTCAAAGTCGTTTCCGGCAGGAGTTGTGACATCTTCAAGCATCATGAGATTGACATGCTCCGCGTGGTGCTTACCCATCTCTTCTTTGAGAACTTGGCGGACATCGCCCATACCATCGTCCTTATCGGAAAGGAACATGCTCACTTCGGACAAGTCAAAAGTGTGCGCGATGGTCTTTGGCTTTGCGGCCACATGCAGGAACTCCGGTCGGGAGGTTTCCGGTAGCGTTGCGTTTTCAGCAACACCGCCGCCCTTTGTGAAGGAGGCGCGCTCGGTAAGAATACGCCATCCGCTTCTCTCCCACGGCTTCTTCGGCAAGATTGAGAACGCGTTAAACTCTTGGTTCAACTGCGACCAAACTTTGCGTCCGTAAACTGCTTGGTAAGTTCCTGCGGTGGTTGACATAAGAGGGCTGTCAGCCTTCAAAATGTCGCCACTTGAGTAGGTATATCCGGTTTGAGCCGCACCACCGTAGTAGTATCGCTCCATATCTTGAACTGTTCTTACATAATTTCGTGCCATCTTAATCACTCTCCCCTCAATGCTTTGTCGGCAAGTCGGTGAACATCATCCCACGACATGTTTGCCATTTCCGTAGTATCGGGAACGCGAATTGAAGTGCTGTTAGCACTCTTTGCAATAGTTTCTCCGGCTGTGCTTGACACATTGCTGATGCGTTGGTCAAGTGCGACAACTGCCTTTTGAAGTTCAAGAAGAGGTCTGCGAGCATCAAACTCGGCCTTTGCCTTCTCGTTCTTCGCGATAGTTTGTTCTGCCGCGAGCCTTTCTGCGAAGTAGTTGCCAAGTGAGCCTTTGAACTGCTGTTCAGTAGCCGCCGCCTTGTAAACTTCGTAAGCGGCTTCAATATCGGACTGTGAAACATTTTCACTGTTCAAGTATTCACTCGCTTTGATGACATTGGTGTTGCCTTTTGGAGCCGCACCAAAGTCCATTTTCGGTCGCTTGGAGGATTCGCCTTCGCCAGCACCTTCAAGAGAACCTTGTCCTCGGTGGGTGTAGCCCGGCTCGCCCGGTCCATATCCTTTGTTCACGCTATCAAAATGGGCGCGAGCGTCAGCAATGTCATGTCCTTGACTCTTTGCTGTTTGCTCAAGCCAATTGAGATAGTCCATTGTTATCATATCTTCTGCTTTTGCTGTCATGTCATCACCATACATCATGTCTTCATTCTCGTCGTCTTCGTCGTCGTCGTCGTCCTCATACATTCCCATTTCCGGGTCTTCGTCGTCGTCGTCGTCGTCGCGGCGAGATGGAGTTTTGCCGAATGGTCCGGGGTCGCCGTCACCATCGGGGTCTAATTGTCTCGGCATTTTGGACTTACCCTTCGGTTCGTCCATATCCATGCCGGTGTCCTTTTCTTCGTTGTCTTTCTTTTTCTTGTCGTCTTTTTCGTCGTCGTCCAATTTCTTTGAAAGACGCTCAAGCACATTTTGCAATTCTGTCATCGGGTCGGTCATTGTATCACCTGTGTCTTCCTTGAGAATGCGAAACTGCGCTTCGGGATTGATACCCTTCTCACAAATCGTAACCTCATGGAGTTCCATACGACGAATCTCGCGGTAATCTCCGCGAGTAGCGTCGCTTTTGTTGACGCGCTCAAAGGCTTGACCACCTATTGAGAACGACCGCAGGTTGCCCTTGCGGATTTCGGATGCAACTTCGCGAGCCTTTTCAATATCACCGCGTAGTTGAATAACAACAAACATTCCGGTATCGTCCACTTCGGACTTCCATACGCGGCCATTGCTGTCAGTGTAAGAAGGAATCACTGTTCCCACTTGAATGTTAGAGTGTGCAAGTTGCACATTGCGGAATCCTTCTGCTTTCATGAATCCCTTAAATGCATCTTTCAAAGCACCGCGAGTAATGAGGTCGCCTTGCTTGTCAACCATCTCAACGGAGGCATAACCTGCGACAACCAAATCATCACCGAACCCCTTGAGAACAAGAGGGGTGGATTGGGAGGGTGCAAGAATTGCCATCGGCTTCGTTCATGCGCTACAAGTATATCAAACGCGCGGGTCAGTAATTGTGATGTTGCCGCGATGGTCAGTGATGGCTTCTTCGCCTTCAGTGGTGCGAATACGCTTGGATTTTTTGTCAGTTTTGGCAGGTTTCTCCTTGTATTCGCGAGCCGCAGGGTCAAAGTCGGGCATTGTATCATCATTGATGTTAGTTGTTGGACCTCGCGGGGATTCAACATCTGCATCTGCAAAATCAACACCAAGACCTTCAACTCCTGTATGAGTTATCTTCTCTTTACGCAATCGCTCAAGCAACTCAAGACCGCGCTTGATAATCTCTTCTTCTTTTGGGAGTATCTTCTTGCGTTCCTTTCTGTGTCCTGCGGGTTCTTCCGGTTTCACTTCATCGTCTTCATCGCGATTAACCCTGTCAATCATCTTCTCGGCATCGCGTTTCAACAGAACTGTTGCTATTGGTTGCCAAAACGGTCGCATGTCTTCGGACAGTTTGAACAGGTAATCATCAGTCCCCCACATACTCTTCTGTGGTTTCAGCATCCAACCACCATCTTCTTTGATGACATCGTAAATGACTTCATCGTGAACCGCAGGGAACTCAATATGAATGCGACCTTTCTTCAATCGCGCTCGGTGTGGCACTTTAGATTCACCAAGCATAATAGATAGCGACTCAACGCTATCTGCCGCTTGAGGGTGAGAATCACGGTCAATACGCGCAGAACGGATTGTGAATACAGGGTGTTCGGATTGATTAGATGAAACGCCTGTGCAAAACACACTCACATACTCCCCTTTGTCAAAACCTCTCGGCCCTTTCGCGCTTCCAATATCCATGTAATGATTACCTTCAAACTCAACAGAACGCGAACCGTAGTTTTCGGGGTGCATGATTGGGCCAACACCGATGCGATAGTTTGTGCCTTTGCGGTCAAGAACGATGACATCAACCTTCTTTTCCTTACTTAACAGAATCCACTTTGGGTGTCGTATCTCGCCTCTCATGTAGGTAGCGGAGGCATCGCGCAACAGAATATCGCTTGGTGCTTCGTCGCGCAATAATGAAACTGCCTGTGCTAAACCTGCATCATCACTGCGTTTTGTGTTGTAAGGTTCGGGCATTTTGACGGTTTCTGTTGATTCAAACTGTGCGCGTAAGTGTCTTACCCTGTCTTTTGCGGGCATGTTATGCGTCTTTTCATCACCCGCTTCAAGCAAATCCACGAAGTAAATCATTTTGTCGTCAACGATGGCGTGAACTACGAAGTCTTTGTCATTGACTTTAGGTATGTCATCTTGGCAACAGTCTGCTAATTCAACAAGTTTCATCTCCGCGTTGTATGCTTTGACGCGCTTACCCTTCTTTTGCAGAATGACAGGCTCACCGCTTGGTATATGTGAAGCAATCCAATCGCCGCTAAATCCGCGAAGGTGTTTCAAATCATCAAGGTCAAAGATTCTATGCATTGATTTGATAGGAACAGGTCTGCCGTCATCTTTGATGAGCAAAGTGTCATCTGTGACCCTATCCGCGCACAGTTGAAAGAACTGTTGTGAGTTGTTGGTTGCCGCGTCCATTGCGACTTGTGCGGCGCGTTGGTCTGTGTTCATGCCCTCTCCCGCCGGTAGTTGCGAAGAAGTGACCTGTAATGGTTGTTGCTCATGTTCTTGATAAATTGAATCATCGTAATTGTTCATTCCTTCAAAGCAATCTTTCAGCAAATCGGGAGATACATGCGCTACATGCCGTCCTGCTGATTGGTGAAAGTGGTTCTTCTTCGGATTATCCAACAGCAGTTTGTCATCGTAAGAGTCGCGGAACAAAAAAGCAGGGTCGGCAATTGTTCCTACTTGGTCTTTACCCGCTAAGCAATCACTGATAGCAGGAAGAGGCGCGTGGTCGGGATGGCGACCTCCGACTTTTTGCTGTATCAATTTAGCAGGTGCGGCTCCCCTCTCACCTTTCAACTTCGTTGGGTTCGCGAGTTCAGCAAAGACCTCCTTCAATTTTCTTGGTAGTTTTTGCATCGCCTTCTTTTGAGCCATCAAGGTGAATGTGTCGCCCAAGTCGGAGGCATAAGGTGTGCCTTGTGTTTGAGATTTGATGTCCTGCAACACAGCGTTCAACGCCTTGATTTCTGCCCTTTGTGAGATTGAACCTTTGTGCCAATTACCATGAGCCTCATGCATACTAACCCCCTCTCCACCACTCATCAACGGGATTACAGTTTGACCGTCCACGCGATATGTTCCTTCATGGTGATGGTCGCCTAAATTGCGAATGAAATTATGCTTCGCGTTCTCAATTGGTTCTTGACTGTCCTTGTTGTGAGGAATGTATCGGGCATACACTCGCTTCATCAATTCCTCGGTGCTGTTTTTGTCCTTACATGCATTACGCGCTCTATCAAAGACGGCTTGAACAATCCTGTATTCCTTTTCTAATTCGGGGTCTTGATGCCCTATATCGCCATTGACGAACGCTTCAAGCACATGATTACCCGTTGGTTGTTTACCTTTGGTTGCCAAAGGTGCGAAGTGCTTTTCCGCGTTTCTCAAGTCCGGCGCAGGTTCAGTAAACGACATGCGCGGAACTGTGAAGTCGCGGATTTCGTTTCTCAAATCTTCACTACAAAAGTCCGCGATGTTAAGTTCCCCAACATCGCCATCCTCTTTGAGATAATGCACTTTGCCATCTCTAAGGAACTTTTCGCGCTGTTCCGGTGTCTTGAGTCGCATAAACCGTTCAGCCATGTTGTAAACAACTGCCATATTCGCGTGAGCCTCGTTGTTTTCTCGCGCTGTTCCTGTGCGGAGAGCGTTAGGGTGAGTTGCTTGAATGAGAGGAATGAACACCTTTGTTGCTAATTTTGTTGCTTCATGTGTTTGTAGCGTGTGGTCTATTTCGTATTGCATACGCTCATGCGGAGATGGTGTTGGATTAACACCCGTTACTTTATGCGCGTGTTTCATTTGTTGATGTAGTTGTTGAGTTGCCAAGTCAGCAATGTCCTCTTTACCATCTCTTACTGCATCGCGGATTCTCTCACGGATTGTTTTACAAGCCCACTGATAGTGTTGTTGCTCGGAAGGCGCACTGTTCAAGCGTTTCACTTGTCCCTCATCATTGACATAGAACCCCTTGAACTCTCCCTCTTCTGCGCTCTCCAAGATTCTTTTTTGTGTCCCGTAGTCTAATTCACCA